AGTCCATGGAAGATACTTATGATTGGTATACTAGTGGTCCGCGTCAAAGGTTACAGCCAGGAGGAGCCATAGTTATAGTTATGACCCGCTGGAATATTAACGACCTTACGGGTAAACTATTAAAAGATGCTGCCCGTGACCCTAAAGCTGACCAATGGGAAGTTATAGAACTACCAGCCATTTTACCTAGCGGTAAACCCTTATGGCCAGAATACTGGAAACTAGAAGAACTAGAAGGCGTAAAAGCTAGTTTACGTGGCGGTCCTAAATGGCATGCCCAATACATGCAGAATCCGACCAGTGAAGAAGGTGCACTAATCAGGCGGGAATGGTGGATGGAGTGGGATAAAGAAAAACCACCCGTGTGCGATTACCTTATTCAAAGTTACGATACCGCTTTTTTAAAAAGTTCTTCAGCAGACTATTCAGCTATTACCACATGGGGAGTATTCTACCCAGAAGGCACCATAGGCGAAGAACTATACGACGGCACAGTAGCCCATATAATTTTATTAGATTGTATAAAAGGTAAATATTCATTCCCTGAACTAAAAGGCGTAGCCCTAGAACAATATCACGATTGGTCACCCGACGTAGTTATTATAGAAGGTAAAGCTAGTGGTATACCGCTTACCCAAGAACTTAGGAACATAGGTATACCCGTACAGAACTTTACTCCTAGTAAAGGAAATGATAAGATTGCTAGAGTTAACGCCAGCACTCCACTATTTGAGTCGGGTATGGTGTGGGCACCAGATACTAAATGGGCTAATGAAGTTATTGAGGAGTGTGCTGTTTTTCCCGCTGGGGATCACGACGACTTAGTAGATTCAACCACTCAGGCTATGCTTAGGTTTAGACAAGGTGGATTCGTTAGATTACCTAGTGACTGGGAGGAAGAAGAACTATACTACAAACGTAAAGTAAGTTATTATTAACCATGGCTATAGAAAAAGACCAATTTAACACTGACCAAGAAGGCGCAATAGACATAGAAATTATGGATATGCTTCAAGGTCAGGCACCCCAAGAACCTATGGGGATGGAAGTACAGCTTCCCGAAGAAATGAACATACAAGGCGACATGACTTCTGCTTTTGAAATAGGTCCCGACGGCAACGTTATACCTATGTTTGAATCAGAATCAGTAACCGCCACAGATCATCAGGCTAATCTTGCTGAGACACTAGACTCCTCAGACTTATCTACATTAGCTAGTGAACTTTTAGAAGCTTATGATTCAGACAAAGAATCTCGACAAGATTGGCTTGATACCTTTAGTAAAGGTTTAGACCTACTAGGTATTAAAACTGAAGAGAGGGAAGAACCTTTCCCTGGAGCCACAGGTGTACACCACCCGTTATTAAGTGAAGCTGTCACCCAGTTTCAGGCTCAATCTTATAAAGAACTATTACCTCCTGGTGGTCCAGTAAAAACTAGAGTCATGGGGGCAGAAACCCCAGAAGTAGCCAATCAGAATCAGCGTGTTAAAGAATTTATGAACTACCAAATAACAGAAGTCATGAAAGAATATGACCCTGAAATGGATAGTTTACTGTTTTACCTACCTTTAGCGGGTAGTGCATTTAAAAAAGTCTACTATGATAACTTATTAGGTAGGGCTACTAGCCGTTTAGTTAAAGCTGAGAACCTAGTAGTAGCCTATGAAACCGTAGATTTAGAAACTAGCCCACGTTTTACCCACACTATGACCATGACGGGCAACGATTTAAAGAAATTACAATTAAACGGTACTTACCGTAACGTAAATATAGGTGAAGCTAACCCCGATGTAGACTATAACGAAGCAAAAGAGAAGATGGATGAGCTACAAGGCATATCTCCATCAATGACAGACTACGATGAATACACGGTTTTAGAGATGCACGTCAATTTAGAGCTGTCAGAAGTTGATGATTATGGTTTTGCGGTGCCTTATGTAGTAACAATACTAGAAGAACAGGGTGAAATACTCTCAATAAGGCGTAATTGGGAAGCAGAAAGTGAATTATTCAATAAAAAAGAGTATTTTGTACACTATAAGTTCCTTCCAGGGCTAGGTTTTTACGGATTTGGGTTAATTCACATGATTGGAGGACTAACTAAGTCCGCAACCTCGATTTTACGTCAATTAGTAGACGCTGGTACGCTAAGTAACCTCCCCGCAGGCTTTAAAGCACGTGGAATGAGAGTCCAAGGCGAAGATGAGCCACTTAGACCAGGAGAATTTAGAGATGTTGACGTTCCAGGTGGGGTAATTCGTGATGCGTTGATGCCTTTACCCTATAAAGAGCCTAGTAACGTACTAAGTCAATTATTAGGAGTCATTATTGACTCTGGAAGGCGTTTTGCTTCAATTGCGGACATGAACGTTGGTGATATTGGCTCTCAACAGTTACCAGTAGGGACTACAGTCGCTATGTTAGAAAGGGGCAGTAAAGTAATGAGTGCTATACACAAACGTATGCATTATGCCCAGAAAAAAGAATTCAGGCTACTAGCTAATATATTTAGTAAGAGTTTACCACCAGTTTACCCATACGAAGTACCAGGAGCCAGTAGAGAAATAAAAGCTACTGATTTTGACGCTAAAGTTGATATAGTACCCGTAAGTGACCCAAACATATTCAGTATGGCACAAAGGGTAATGTTAGCCCAACAAGAACTAGAAATGGCTAGAGCAGCACCAGAAATACATGATTTACGTGAAGCATATAGACGTATGTACGAAGCTCTAGAAGTTAAAAACATAGACGCTTTATTACCGCCTCAAGCGGAAGTACCAGCCCGTGACCCAATAACAGAGCAACAAGCAGCACTAACAGGACAACCTATACAGGCGTATGTGTTCCAGAATCACGATGCCTATATTGCTAGCCATAGTTCATTCTTACAAAACCCAATGGTACAACAAAACCAAAGTGCCACGGTTACGATTCAAGCTAATATACAAGAACATCAGGCTATGAAGTACAGACAACAGATTGAACAAGCTATAGGTCAACCGTTACCACAAATGGGTGAAGGTGAAATGCCACCAGAAGTAATGAACCAGATAGCAACGGCAGCAGCACAAGCTACCCAACAAGTAACAGGACAAGAACAGGCATTAATACAAGCACAGCAAAACGCTCAAGTAGAACCGTTAGTACAATTAAAACAAGCTGAGATACAACAGAAAACACAAAGCGATCAATTAAAAGCTGAAGTTGACTTACGTAAACAACAATCAACCGAAGCTATAGCAGAAATGAAAATAGCACAACAAAGAGAACAAGCCTTAATAAAAGAAAAAGAAGGTATGCGTAAAGATTATCGTGATATACTAAAAGACGTAAGAGATTCAGATACTAGGACTAAAGGTGTATAATGTTAAATAAAGCTAATTTTGAAGAGATGATGGGCGGTAACGCTAACCGTAGACGTATGAGAAACGGTGGTGAAGTACCTAAAGGCTATCATAAAATGCCAGACGGGTCAGTTATGAAAGATTCAAACATGGTAAAGAAAACTAAGGGTGGGTCAATGACTAACACCAAAAAACATTTAAGGAGACCGTAATGAATAGAGGCATGCAAAAAATGAATCGTGGTGGTGAAAAACAAAAATTGAAAAATGGCGGTAAAGCTAGTAAAAAGAGAGGAATGGCTAGAGGTTGTGGTAAAGCAACTCAAGGCAAGGGGTATACTAAGTAATGGCTAAGAAAAAAGGATTAGACGGCAAAGCATGCTGGAAAGGATACAAGCAAATGGGCACTAAAATGAAAGGCGGTAAACGTGTTGATAACTGTGTTAAAATGTCTCATGGTGGAGCCTTACACGGTGGCCAGAAAAAACTTGACAAAAATAAAGACGGTAAATTATCAGGTGCTGATTTTAAGATGATGAAGCACGGAGGAGAAGTTTTATCAGGTAACGCTAACCGTAGGAGACAGCAACAAGGTGCCTAGAGCTAAGCCAAGAAGAGGGAAAGCTAAAGTTAAGGTAACTAAATCAGGTAAAAGAGTTAGTTACGGACAAGCAGGTAAAGCTAAAGGTGGTGGACCAAGAGTAAAGCCAGGAACATCCAAAGGTGACTCTTACTGTGCTAGAAGCTTAGGAATTAAAAAGAGGTTATCTAAAAAGAAAAAGAATGACCCTAATACTCCTAATAATTTATCAAGGAAAAGATGGAAGTGTTCTGGTGCTAAATCCAGAAGAAAGTAGTTTACATGTTAGATAAGTTACGTAAACAAATTTTAGAACGACAAGAGCAACTTAAAGAAACTCTTGCAGGTGGTGGAATACAAAACTTTGAAAGTTATCACAAGATAGTAGGCGAAATATCAAGT